CCGGCTCCGGCTACGGCGACGGCGACGGCTAGAGAAAGCGGACCGTTTGGGAACCGTTTCAGCGGAACAAAACGAGGCAAAGGCCGATGAGTGAACCAAACCTCAAGCCATGTCCGTTCTGCGGAGCCAATGTTAAGTTCAGGAAGGCGCTTTGGCCAAGCGACGGCTGCGTCGATGGGATCATCCATGCCAATGAGACCGATTGCGGACTAATCGAGTTTTCCAATTATACAACCGACGAAAGCATCATAGAGCTATGGAATCAGAGGATGGCAACCCCGGTGAACCGTTTGGGAACCGTTTCAGCGGAACAAAACGCGACAAACGCGGGCGAACGTGAGCAAAAAAGCGAGGAAAATCAATGAGCACCCATGAGAAATGCGCCAATTGCCGCTTTTGGTCTGAGCTTGCGGCTCAATCAATCGGGTGCGGGCCAATCGAAGCCGTATGCCTTTGTTCCGGCAGTCCGCACAACGGAAAATTTGTCCGGGCGACAGCGTCTTGCCCCAAGTTCGAGAATAGCTATGGGCACGCAATTGACGAGCCGGGATTGCCAGAAGGCTGGCATGAACGCTTGGCGAGGCAAAAGGCGCGCGCGGACGCCAATGGGCCCACGGATCAAGAAATTGACGCCAGCCAAAGCCTCCTGGCTGCTATCTTAGGCGAGGATAATGCCCCCGGTGGACCGTTTGGGAACCGTTTCAGCGGAACAAACCGAGGCGAACGACGCCGAACGTGAGCAAAGAAGTGAGGAAAATCAATGGCGTTAGCCGACTACTTTCTCTGCACCATTTGCGAAAGCAAGACGTTTTATGACGCCGACATCAACTATGATTGGCCTACGGAGCCCTATAATCGTTACCGCAGCGATGGTGCTCAGTTGCCATGCGGCGTTGGCGATATACACGCGCTTTGCGTCGAATGCGCTAAGACGTACGAAATTGTCGTTAGGCCGCGTTGGCTCTCGGTGAACCGCTTGGGAACCGTTTCAGCGGAACAAAACGGGGCGGACGCGCACAAACGTGAGCAAAAAAGCGAGGAAAATCAACTATGAAGCCAATTCTATGCCTCGATTTTGATGGCGTAATCCATAGTTATAAGAGCGGCTGGAAAGGGGCGCGCAACATACCAGATGATCCAGTCCCCGGCGCGCTATCCTTTATGGCAGAGCGGCTCGTTGATGGGTGGGATGTGGTCATTCACTCGTCGCGCGGACGATATTGGGGCGGAATAGCTGCGATGCGCGCTTGGTTGAAGCGCCATGCCGGGGGCATGTGGTACGACACGCCGGCCGGCAGCGGTCTTGAGAATGTTCGCTTTGTTCGATGGAAGCCGCCGGCGCTGGTGACGATCGATGATCGCGCAATTTGTTTCGATGGAACGTGGCCGCCACAAACAGCTCTGACGGGTTTTAAGCCATGGAACAAGCGATAAAGATTACTTGGATTGATGGGAACCGTTTCGAGCGGACTCCTTGGAGCGAAAGACGCCACGCATTGGAGGCAATTTACAGTCAGAATTTGAGGCCTCTGAATCTTTACAATTATATCACTCCTCCAAAAGACGTTTCTTCCGCTCCTCCTCCACCCGCTTCAGGAGCTGAGGCAGGAGATCGACCGCCTTCCGCTTCAGAGCGTGCTCCTGAGCCTTCAACGCCGTCGTCAGGACAGTCCTCGTGACGTTGGCCCGGACAGCATGGAACTTCACCGCCGTATCCGGTTCGAGGCCGGTCACGTCCAAGTCCATCAGCTCGCTCGCTACGCGCAGAGCCTGTCCCGTGTTCCGCTCGAGCGCCCTCGGGATGTCATCCTCGATCCTAACTGCGGGCATACCCTTGCGTCCGCGGGCCATTCAAAACTCCATCGGGGCGAAGAAGCAGTATATCCGCGATTTCGTCTCGTCGGAATAGAACGCCCAAAAATCACCGTCTTGTGACGGAAGGGCGTCGCTATCCGGAATTAAGTGAGGAAGTCCATCAATGCGCCAGCAGCCTTGCGTCGCTCCTTTCCAGCATTCCTCGGCCGAGAGATGATGGACCCGATTGCCCTCAGGACCGAGGTTGTGGGCATCAGCCTTGCCGCAGCATTGCGCCTTGACCCACGATGGGACCGGATCGCCGTTCTTCCATCGATCATGAGCATGAGCGCCCGTGGAAAGAATCAGACTAATGATCCAAGGAAAAAACCATCCCCGTCGCATAGCCATGACTCTGAAGTTCCGGAAGCTGCTTCGACAGCCGATCCCCTATATCCGTTCTCCACATCGGGGACCCTGGCATCTTGATGCGTCCGAGCCTACGGTAGGCCGTCTGCTTGGCCGAGTAAACGTCATCTCCGGTCGCGCTCATGACGAGCACGTAGTCGCCGGCCGTGACCGGCATCTTCTCCTTGACGACCTTGCCGTCCCGCTCGATCGGCGCCTCGCCCATCATGACCTCGCAGAAATGAACGTGGTCTTCCATACGAGGGGTGATTCCGTAGATCGGCGAGCCGACGACTTCCTTTCGCGTGAGGTGCGAATAGGGAAAGTCGGGGACCGAGACGACGACGCCGATCGCCACCGTGTCCATGATGAAGGGGCGAGAATCCCGCCCCTGGGCGAGGTCGTAAAGCCACTCGACGGGGTCGTCGTGAAGCTCCTGCTGAATGTTGAATGTCGGCCAGCCCGGACGCATGGTGAACTCTAGAGGCCAGGGAATCCCTTTATGGTCGATGATGCAGTTGACATCGATGTATCCGCAATAGTCCGTCTTTGCGAGCGCGTCGCCCAGAGGCTCCAACATCTTGCGGGCCAGCTTGGAGCGGCTGACATACCGAAGGACAGTTCCTTGCTCTCCGGTCGCGACGCCCTTATCCCCATCCATGAGCTTCTTGAACTCGAAATTCTCACAGAAGCCGTCATTAAAGCCATGGGGTCCGAACCATCCCCCGACAGCCATCTCGATACCGTCTATGAACTCTTGCAGAAGAAACGGCGCCTTCAGCTTGCCGAGCTTCTTCCAGCGTTCGAGCATGAAGATCATATCTGGTGGTGAGTGCGAGCAATAGGAGAGCGCCTTGTCGGCGTCCCCGCTCGGCTTGCTGACGTACCGGCCATTCGTCTTCTTCACGAACGCGATCGCCTTGTCGTAATCGCTAAACTCGTGGCTGACGGGCGTCGCGATGCCGTGCTTGCGCATCACCTCCATGCCGACCTGCCGGTCCAGCTCCCATTGCGCGGTCTCGCGAGAAACGGAGATCGTCGGAACGCCGAGAGCCGACTTCGCCATCTCGATGTCCTGGACGTATTTCGTGTTATCGGAATTGAAGACGAGATCAGCCCACCGAAACCAGTCCTTGTAGTCATCGACGAGATCGACCATGCCGCGGCCGATGTGCTCGGTCTTGGGCGTCTGTCGAATGAAATGCTTGATCGTATGGCCGTCATTCTTACAGCGCCACGAAAAATCGAGCGCCGCTCCATTCGGGTCGATGACGAGCAGTCTCACTAGGCGCCACGCGGGTTGAGCATCCACGGGGCTTTTGACGCCAGCGCGTAGAGCTGCGGAAGCGTCAGACCGGGGAACTGGTTCGCCGTCAAGGATGGTTGACCCGGCGCCGGAGGATTTCCTCCCGGAGCGAGAGCCGTCATTCCCGTCATGCCGTTGGGAACGCCAAATCCAAAAACGGTCCCAAGCCCAATCGGAGAGGCCGTTTGTCCCGTCTGTCCCGTCTGTCCCGTCTGTCCCACTTGTCCCATGCCGCCTCGCTGAGCTGGCGCCCCCGGAGGAAGACCGGAGGCGATCGCGTTCGACAGTCCGGCCGGGCTATCCACCGCTTGCCCATAGGCGTTCATGCCCAAGCTGGGATATCCGATGTTGGCAGGCGTTGGTGCGCTAGGCGCGCTCTTCATGAGGTTCTGTATGGCCGTGATCGTCGTGTTCGCGTTGCTTGGATTGTCCGCCAAGTAGCCGAGGAGCTGGTTGAGCTGAGTCACGATCGCTGGATTCGAGAGCGCATTCTGCGCTTGGGCCGATTGAGCATTGACCCCGGCGAGCCCGGCGGCCATGCCCGCCTTTTGCGCCATCGCGTTCATGATCGCGTTCTGCTGAGCCTGCTGCTGATAGGCCAACGGGTTGTTGGCCACGACCGCAAGCGGGCTCAGCATCGTCGGCTGAGAGACCGGCGTCGCGAAGCGGTAGTTCATCATGTTGAAGGACTGCGGAGCGGTCGATCCCACGCCGCCGCCGGCGACCCCCCCAGCCCCTCCCGGCGAGCCGCCGAAAGCGCCGCCGCCGATTCCAGGCGCTGCTCCGGGCGCCGCTCCCACGCCTGCCGGCGCTCCGCCACCGAAGGCTCCCACGCCAGATGAGACGCCTCCGTAAGATCCTGTCGGGCTTCCGGGGGCGGCGCCTACAACTCCTGCTGTGCTGACGCCTGGGGGACCATTTGCGGGACCAAGGGCTCCCGTTACTCCGAAGCCCATGTTTCCAGTTGGGGCGCCGCTCAGGCCGAATCCGAAGGATGATGGCGTGCCAACCGTGCTTGTCCCCGGAGGAGCGGCGGACGGGTCTCCGACGTTGCCAAAGCCGGGCGCGAAGCCCATGGCTTGCGCGACTGCGGCGACCGTGCCGGGATCGACGCCGACCGAGCTGGGAGCAGCATCCTGACCCTCAGCCGTGGCCGAACCGATGCCGCTGGTATCGCCGCTGGTATCGCCGCCGCCATCGCCGCCTGCTCCGCCGCCGCCGCCGCCTGCCATGACCCTATCTCCCTAACCACTGTTCTGCGCGTTTCTCCAATTCCTCGATCGGCCCGCGCGGCCTTTGGTAACGCTTCTGAGCCTGCTCTTCCGGCGTGCCGCCGCCCGAATAGCCGTGATAAGGCTTGAACGGCTTCCGAAGTCCCAAGCCCTGCTTGGCGAGCGATGCGGCGATGCCGATCGGCTTCTCTCCAGATAGACCGCGCGCCGCAGTCCCGTATGGAGAGACAAGGGATTGCGCCGCGTGCTCGCCCGTTTGCGCCGCGGTCCTGCCGTAGCGATGCGCCTCCCAATCGCCAGGCTCCCGAATGTTTCTTTTCGTGAACAAGTCCGTATTGAAGAACTCCTCGATTCCGAACTTGATAACAGGTGACAAGGTGATCGATCCCTGAACGACCTGATCCAACGGCTTTCCGCGCCACGCGTCCCAAATGTTCGTCGGGATCGTCAGCGATCCCTTCGGCCCTATCTCCAAATCCTGGTTTCCGGTCAACTTCTGAATGCCTCGATTGATCATGGGCCAGACGAGCGCTCCGAGAATGGCCGTCGCTAAGATATTTCCCATCGCCTCGAATTTCTGCTTCGGCGTGCCGACCGCCAAGTCCTTTGCCATGTGAGCATAGGACTTCCACTGTCCGTAGTGGTAGCGGGAAAAGGCCGTTAGGGACGGGTCTTTGAGCGCCAGCGCGAAGGTGCGCGATCCAAGGACCTCGGGAGGGATGCGATAGTTGGGGATGTGCTTCTCGGCGTCGGCGATCGCAGCGCGGGTGGACATGCCCTTGCGCTGCAACTCGAAGACGCGCTGCAACATGAACGCGTCGGATGTCGCCCATAGGGCGCGTGACGATACGTTGTAGAGCATCCGGACGAGGTCGGACGGGCCGACGCCCATGGCGCGCGCAATCGGGTCCCACTTCGCCGGCTGACGCTTGACATCTTCTCCGAGCGTCTGAAGGAGCATCCGGTAGAATTCTTGGTTGGCCACCGATCCGTAAACGAGGCCAGAGCCTTCCCTCAGCATCCGTTGATATTCCGGACCCTGAGTCACGACCTCGCGCACCGCGCGCGCCGTATCGATCGCCAGGCTTTTCATTCCCTTGGGCGTCACCCAATCCCATCCGCGCGCCGTCACCCAATGCGCGCCTGCATTGAGCGCGTGCGGAACGGGCGAATAGAACATGCTTGTGACCGTGAAGCGGTTGATCGCCGCCAGCGCCTCGCCGAGAGCGGCCTTGCGATGCGACCAGAAGTCATCGATCACGTTGGCGAATTTCGGCTCGAAATAATATCCTCGATACGGAGGGAATTCCGATCGCCGCCATCCTTCGGGAATGTTCGCTCCCGGCCGATCCTTGATCGTGTAGGCGTCCCATTCGGGCGTCTGCTTCAAGCGCTCGACTTCATGGATGGCGCGAACGACGGCGCGAAGCTGCATGACGTTCTTGGCCGTCGATGCGGCGGCGTTCTTGTAATACTGGACCTTGCCTTGCGTCGCGTGTTCTATTTCCGATGTGTTGGCTTGCTTGACCGTCCACTTCTCTCCATCCACCGTGAATTTATCGCCCGGTTTCGTCGCCGCCCCCTCGTACCGCGGCAAAGGAGTGGCCTCGCCTTTCTCAACGATTACAGGTCCACGGTCATCGATCCTTACCGTTCGGCGCTTTCCGCTCTCGCTTTCGATCGCGTAGTAGAGGCGGTCCTTCATGGATGCGGTGGAACGCGCCCGGTAACCTTGAACCGGGCTCGTTGCTTCAGAGCCTTCCGTCCAAGGATCGAATTCCTTCGACTTGCCCTTGACCATACGGTGCTGATATTCAGGATCGAATTCCTTCAGGTCGAGTCCTATCGGCGACTTCTGCGCCTCTCGCCAAAGGGCGTATTCTTCCTGCTTCCATGGCCGCAGCGTTCGATCGAAAAGAGATTGCTCTTCGGGGGTTAGCTTGACTTTGGAGTCCGGCTCTCCTGCCTCGAAGAACTTCTTCTGCATCTCAGGAGTGAGCGCTTCGGCGGGCCATTGTCTAATGTCCTGTAGGGCTTGCGCCTTATCGGCCACCGCCGACTGACGGAGGCGGAAGAAGCTGTCGTCGGTCGATTGAATGAACTGCTTCGTCGGAACCGGAGGAACCGCCTGATAAGATTGCAGGACCGCCTTGTCGGTTGCGGCGGCGCCGGCCGACTGAGGCGCGACGCCCGTCTCCTCAGCTCTCCGCGCGGCCGCTTCGGGAGGCGGACTGGCCTTCGGCGTTCCTTGCAAGTCCTCGCTATGAAGATGCTCTCCGGTCCCCGGCATGGCCTGGCCGGTTTGCTTGGCGATGTCCGCCCCCTCGCCGCGGTTGACGAACTCGCCCTTGTTCGTGGTGAAGCCCGGCTGTCCCTCGACGCCAGTCTCTCGGATCGCCGGATGGTTCGGTCCCTCGACCACGCCTTCGGGGGTCTTGATCGCGGGAGACTCGATGCGTGGGACGCGAGCGCCAAGGCCACCCTGCATGGGCGCGAATTCGAGCAGGTATTGCGTGAGGTCGCGCGCCGCGCGCCCCGGGTTTGGAACACCCGCTTTCGTGAATGCGGTCTCGGCCGCCCCCTGAATCTTCTCAGCCGTCCAATTGGTCACATCGCCCAGCTTGTCAGAAAGCCAGTCGGGGCTTTTCAGCTCCTCCCAGGAAGGAAGCCTGGCCTTCACCCATTCAGCAACGCGGCCGGCAACGCCCTCCGTAGGCGTCGGCGTGACGGGACGCGCGGGCCTTGATCCGGCCTGTTGCAGATCAAGCCGCTTGATCTGCATCTTCGGAAGCTTGCCGAGGTCGCGATCGTGAAGCGCGCCTCTCTGCAATGGCTGACCAGGCCATTTCTCTAACGGCTTGCCCGGCCACTGTTGCGGCAGGTTCTTCTCGACATTGGCGACATAGGCCGAGACGGGTTCATTCACGTCCCGCACGTTGGCTCGCCAAGGACGAGATGCGCCTTCGGGAGATATATTCTTTTCTCCCGAGAAATATCCGGTGGCCACCCTCTGCGCGTCTCTGCCGTGCTTGTAATAAAGGTCGCGAATGATCCGATCGCTGACGCGGATCACGTCCTGGTCGTTCGATAAAGATTCGCCAGGATTGGCATATTGTCGGAATGTGTCGGGCATGACCTGACCGGTTCCAACAGCCCCTTGCGGGCTGATGACGCCTGGTCCGGCTCCTTCATGTCCCCGGATCGCCTTGCCGAGCGCCCTTAGTTGAGGCGCGTCATTAGGATCGTAGGGTGTGCCCGGCCATTGGTCCGCCATCAGCGCACCATAGTTCGCCCGTCTGGCGTCTGATAAATCGTTCCCGGCTTAAGCGCGCTCGCCTCGGCCGGCGTCTTGACCTTGACCGGATCGTCTTCCGTTCCCGCGCCGCTTGTGGCCGCCGCGCCCTGTCCTTGCTGCGGCGTCGCATACTTCTGCATGACCGCCGCTCGGTTCTCATTGTATTTCTTGGTGATTTCCGCCTTGTACTTATCTCCATCCGCGGGGGACATCTGATTGTTTTTTACCCGCGCGTCCACATCTTTAATGTCTTTGTTGTAAACCTCCCTTGCTGCTTTCAGTTCCTCATTCTGGCGAGCCATGTTCTCGCGTTGCGCGCCGCGTGCGGCGCTACGTTCCGAGACCGCCTTCTCGTGTTTCCCGGCCTGTTCTTGCCGGCCCGCGAACTCTCGCTGTCGTTCGGCGCGATTGGACGCGCTCTCACGCGCCCGCTCAGCCAACGAGGCCCATTCGTAATCCTGCCTATCTCTGCGGGTGAGGGCGCCAAGCGTCAGATACTGCTGACGCGCCTGCTCGGTCATGAGCGGCATAGCCGCGCGAAGCGCCTCGGTCATTTGCTGGCCGCGAATGCCGGGCCGCACCGTCTTCAGTCGATCGACGAGGTCTGGAAGCGTCAGAAATCCTTGCTGCTGGGGCTGCTGTTGACCTGGAGCGGGAACCTGCGGAGGTTGCCTCGCATAATCCATCGCCGAGATGGGCTGCGGTCCCTGCGCTCCCTGCGGCGCCTGCTGGGGAGCTTGCTGCGGCGGCGTCAATGCCGGACTCGGCGTGATCCCTTGTTGCGCCGTCATCGGAGCCGCAGCCGACATCGCCGGAATCTGAGCCGGGCTGGCCGCGGTGGGAAGGGATGAGGCGGGGATGCCCGGCATGGCCTGGAATGGCGCTTGCGGCGCCTGCTGAGTCGGGATGGATGGCGTCTGCGCCTGCCCTTGCTGTCCTCCCATGACGTTGTTGATGAGGCCCTGAAGGCCGCCGAAGACGCCGCCTGTGCCCTGGCTCGAGGGCTGGTATCCGGCCAGCGCATCTCCTAGCGCCGACGAGCCTTGCGACTGTTGGTAGGACTGCGCCTCCTCCATCCCGGCCGGGATGCCCTTGGATAAGCCCCCGCTCAGGGAGCCAAGGATTTCAAGAAGGTTCATAGCAGTTTCAGACCTGCTCCGATTCCTTGACCGAGCAGCCCGCCGAGTCCTCCTAAGCTACTCATCAGATTCTGAAGATTGTTCTGATTGACGGCCGCCTGCGTGCCATAAAGGTTGTTGGCGCCGCCGAGGAAGTTTCCGGTCGCCGCAGCCCAATTTCCTGCGTTCGCGCTCGACTGTTGCAGGTAGGTGAGGAGGTTCTGAATCTGCTGCTGGGAGAGTTGGTTGAGGAAGCTCGCCCCTCCTTGCCCCAATCCCTGGCCCGTGTTGACCACATTGGCCGCGGTTCCCAAGAGATTGCCTGCGGTGTTTCCAAGGGTGCCGCCGAGGCCGAGCGCCGCCAGGCCGATGTTGGCGTCCGTCATCCGGGCGTTCAGCATCGTGTCCCAGCCGGACTGAATATCGCCCATGATCGACGAGCTGAGGCCGCCTGCCGCCTGAGCCGCCTGCGCCTGGCGCGCGAGCTGCTGGTTCTGCCAATCGATGTTGAAATTCTCGGTCGCTTGATTCGTCAGCCCTGCCCCATAGGGCGTCGTCCCCACGCCCGCCGCGGCGTTCGCGGCCTGCGCCTGATCCTGGACCTGTTGCAGAGTTCGATTGTAAAGAGCCTTTTGCGGGTCGAAGCCCGTCTGCATGATCTGGCTGACATAGGGGTCGAGCTGGGCATACATCTGCCGGGCCGCCTGGGACGGAAACACGCCCGCGCCGCCGGCGGCGTTGAGATAATTCATACCCAACGAGTTGAGCGCCGGTATATTCTGCGTGAGTTGCGGAATCGTCCCGCTAATGAATTGTTGCGCGGCTTGCGTCAGACCTTGGCCCGCGCCGGCTTGTCCCGCCGGCGACCATCCTCCGATCTGGTTGGTCCACGGCGCCTGAATTTGGTTGAGGGCCGAGCTGGCTGCGCCGCTAGTGCCGGGATAAGGAACCGGCTGAAAGGCCTGGTTCGCGCCCGTCCACAAGCCCGCCAGAGGCGCCGTCGGGTAGGATGTGTTGGAACCTCCGCTCATAGGTGAAACACGCTCCCGACTTGCTTGCCGCCCAGCCTTCGAATCAGCGCGCCGACGCGCCCCCCTTCATAGAGGTCGTTCGTCTCCATCCTGATGATGCCGGGATTTGCCGCCGCCCGGATCGCCTCGATGGCTGATTTCAGGAACTTATACCCGGTCAGGCCGTCGCGCCACTCAGGCGCGAGATAGAAGAGCTTCGCGTCCGCGATGAGCGTCTCGGTGCAATGGATTCCGGGGCTGACGATCCATATCACATAGCCGGCCAAGGCATGGCCGCCGATCGGACGAGCCGTCCATGCGGCGAGCAGTCCCATCCGGTCGAGCTGATGATAGCGCTCCCAATCGGGAGAATAAGGCTCGTACTTGGTTCCACCCTCGGCGTGATGCCGCTTCGAGAGAGCGGCGATCTCTCGCGCGATCGCTGTCGGCCGCTCGAACTGGCAGGAAAGTCGGACGCGCTCAGGCCGCTCTTGGGCCGATGGGAGGGTCTTGCTTGGATGGTTCACTTCGGACGGCCCCCGTATCGACATTCTGATACATTTCGCCGATCGGGCGCCGCGACTTGTCCTCGGTCTTCGGCTCTTTGGTCTTCATGCCCTCGAGCGCCTTGCCGTGCTTCCCGCCGCCATAGCTTTCCTTCATCGTGCTCATGCGCGCCTCACTGATCGTAGGTCATCGTGATCATGTTGGCGGTCATCGTGCCCGACGAGGCCGCGGTGCCGGTCACGGTCACGGTTACGGCGGCATTGGTCGCGACCGAGCCGCTGGTCGATTGGACGGAGGCGACGCCGGTCGTCGAGGTCGCGCCATGGCATTCGTCAGTCTCGGCGCCGGAAGATCCCGCGGTCGTCACGAAGACCCGCCACTCGGTCCACCAGTTGTTGCCCGAGCCGGTGACGACGAGCGCGCACGAGAGAGCGCCAAAATTGAAGGTGACCGTTTTCGCGTTGGAGTCAGCCGAATTGAGGCCAACGGCGACTACATGCAGCGTCTCGCCGGTGTGGAGCGTATTCGCCGGGATCGTGTAGGTGGCGAGGGTGTAGGCCGAGGTGCCGGATGTCGTCACCGCCGCCGGCAGGGAGAAGAAGAGATCGTATTGATTCGGATTGAGCGAGGTCCCAATCCAGGAATTGATTGATCCGAGGGGCGAGCTAGGATCCCACGGGCCGGTCACATATGGCGCGGTTCCCGCGATGGCCTGCGATACGAGGAGGGCTGTGGAGAGGAGACCGGCGAGGAGGCGCTTCATGGACATGGTCCTTTGCGAGTTGACGGTTATACGCTTGAACTTTCAGCTTTTCAACGCATCCTGCGACAGCCCAAAAAGCCCCCAGCAGATTGAGTAGCATTGGTGCCGCTGGCCATTGCTTCCAGGTAAACCGGCGTCGTGACGGCAAGAGATTCCCGCACCATGCCGATCGGAGCCCATGCGTCGTTTGCGACAGGAAATGAACTCTGCGGAACAATTGGACCATTCGTTCCATGGTTGTGAACATCCTGTGTCGCCGGAAATGTCGCGGACGCCGTTGAAATCCATCCCACATAAGAATTGGTGCTGGACGATCTGAAAATCCACAGATTGCCCCAGCATTGCCAATCGCCTGGCGTCAAATTCAAAGTGACGATATTGTATGCTTGGTTCCCAGTCCCGATATTGCTTTGAGAAATTGTGCTGGTATATACGTATTCGCCGACGTTTCCGGCCGCCGCATTGTCGTTTGTCACTGTTCCCTGCAATGCAAACGAATCGCTAAAGCAGTTAGATAAACCGGTGAAGTTTGAATTCACCTGATACGATGAGATTGTCGTATTCGGAACGAATGTGAACGGGATCGAACAAGTGACCTGCGCAAACGCCGGGCCGCCGAACAACCAAAAGATAAGGAAAGCGGCGATCTTCTTCATGCGATTTGCTGCAAGTAGCCGAGCTGCCGACGCCTCACCATCGTATCCCCTATGGAGAATCCGAAGGCGGATTGTCCCGTATAGCTGATTTGCATGACAGAGTAGATCACGGGCGCGCTGAAATCGATCCGCCGCGGTCGCAGGAGCTGAACGCCGCCAGACCCGAATGTCGAAACGTCCCATTGAGCTTGGTCCCAAAGTGTCGCCGATAACCCTGTGTACGTATACATCGCTTCGCCGATGGGGTTACCCTGCTCGTCGTCGAGTTGGATAGATAGCGTCGGAGTGCCATAAGCCGCCGTCGTCTTGACTGTAAATTCGGTCGCCTCAGACTCGGCCATATCGCTCTCATCGCCGACAATCACGCTCTTCATCTTCCACGTAAGCTGCACGCCGTTCTCGACGAATGAGGAGAATGGAGTCGGATTCACATCATGTTGCCACAAGGTTCCTGGAACCGCCTGAGGGGTAATGATGAACGAGGCGCCGAACGTATCTATGCAGGTAGATGGAAAAGTATGAGGCCCTGACCACAGGTCCTTAGACATTTCGTACCAATATTCTTCCCACACATTTCCTGCGGTGACGTTCAATGTCGATACTCTAAGAACATCCGCAGAGCACGCAGCGTTTGTGAGTACGCTATAGTCCCCGGACTTTATGAACGGGACCGTGACGCCAGACCCCTCGTCCCCTATGGGGTCGGTGATGTTGGCGTCGAAATTAACGGCGCGAAAGCCATCCGGCGCCAAGAACATGACCCCGTTCGGGCTCTCGACGATCGATGATGGCGAGAGGGTTCCGGTCGCCGTGTTTAGGACGTTGGTGGAAAGCGTATTCAAGGCCGCGTCGCCGGTGATCTGGATCACGTTCGACACGTCCTTGAAGACCATCAAAGACGAGATGATGCCGCCGAGCTGATTGGCGAGGCCGAGAGGCGCCGCCCCGACAAGGGGATTGTTATCGCCGAAGGTCAAAGCCTGGTTGGCGTTCGATACGTCGAGCGACAGCACGTCGGTGTAAACAATAGACGGGATCAGATTTATTGTCGAGGACCCTGGATTGAAGCCGATGTAGGCGCGCTGGTAGAACTGACGGACCCATGCTGCCGGCGCCGAAACGTCCGTGAACTTGATTTGTCCGTTGCCAATCGAAGTGACCTGAATTCCTCCTGCGTTTGCGCCGCCGCCAATTCCGGTCGCCTGTAACGTATTTCCGACAGCGTAGCCCGATCCGCTGGTGATGGGCGCGATAGCTGTGATGTTTCCGGAGCCGTTTACGACAACAACCGCGGTAAATCCGGTTCCGCTTCCTCCGGTAAACGTCACTCCAGTATAAGTTCCTGGCGTCTGCGTTGCCCCCCCATTCACTGTGAAAGTCTTGACGCCTCCGGCCGACATGAAGTTGCCGGCGCTCCACGTTGGATAGGCGGGAACCGAAAGGTCGAACCAACCGAACCATCCCGTAACGTTGGGGACGAATCCGGGATGCGTGACATAGATTTTGGTTCCGACCATATCGATCGAGGGGGTTTGAACTCCAGGACCAAGCGGTGTCGTCGCCGGACAATTGCTCGTCTGAATGTTGTAAACCGTCACGAATGTCTTGGTCGCCATATTGAAGATGAAGGGCGTGTCTCGGCCGGAATATGTTCCTGAGCCGTTGGCGATCATGCCAAAAACGAGGGTTCCAAAGACTTTGAACTTTGAAATTATTCCTGGAGTGCCGACTCCTGCCGCTGTGAAATCCGCGACGCTGGCGAGTTCGATCGCCGCGGGCCGGCAAGTCCACAAGTTCTCGGTCGAGGCGTCGGGGACCAGGTTTTGCAGGACAGAGCACGCGCCGGGAAAGCCATGCTTCTCGTCCTGCGCGTCGGACAGGCCAGCAGGAGAAAATTGCAGGGGCTGGGCGTTCCGGAGCGACATTCACCATCCCACGTATTTGGTGTTCGGGAGCGCGCTCCATCGCCCGGTCTTGAATAGGCGCTTGTCGAGCTTGACCTGATTCGGCGCTTTGTTGGCGTCCTGATTTCTCAGGTACTTGCGAAGGAGAACGCCGTATCCTTCCGGATTCCTGTTCTCGTCGCTCGACAGGAAGGCCTCGGCCCGATCGTCGTTGGCCATGAGCATGAGTTCGCCCGCCACTCGGCGCAGCAAGACCGTCGTGGCGGGGAACCACGGGATTGTCGCCGAGGTCTCTGGCGTCGTGATATCGGGCTGCTGGCAAAAGTATCGTGCGGTCACGGGATACGCGCCGGCCGGCGGCGGCCACACATACATATTGGGCGGCTGCTGCGTCTGGATCGGCGAGTTGTCAATGGCGTAATAGGCCGGATACGCGTTGAGTCCCGCCTGCTGCACGAGCGCGTCATACTCGGGCAACTGGATCGAGATCATGACATAGGCGACGCCCTGGATCGTGAAGAACACGTCGTCATCGTTTGCTCTCAGCCAATTGCTCGGCAACGGATATGGGCCAGAGCCTAGACCTGGATTGAAGACGAACGTGTAGGTCTGACGATTGACCTCAAGGTCGTAGGTCGTGCAGAATTCCGCCAGCGCGGCGTTGAGGAGCTGCCCGGCCTGGGATGTCCAAGCTGGAACCTTGGCCGTCTGGCAAGCCAGGTTGACGATCTGAGCGCAAGTCAGCGGCAAAGGCTACTCCTTGCCCTTGGCGGCCTCCATCTCGTCGATCATGAGCTGAAGCTGTGCGATCTCGTTCTGCTTGGCCATGATCGAGGAGGCAGTCGTCGTGCGGGCCGCCTGAAGCTTCTGCTGCTCCTGCTTTTGAGCGGGAGACGGCTTCCACTCGCCGCGGCGATCCATCGCCCGATGCTCGCCCTGCCAGTTGTAGAGCGCCCGAGCCTCGTTGGCCTCGGCCTCTTCGAGCTGATTGATCAACGTCTGAAGATGCCCCTCGGCGATCTTGAGCGCCCGATAGCGCTCGGGAAGGCAGGCGACGGCCCATTGCCGATGGGCGGCGCGCGCGAGCTTGTCGAGGCGGGCGTTGAGGTATTCATCCGAGCAATTGGCCGGGACATGGTTCTGGAAGACGAGGCTCACATGATCGGTGAGCTGCCTCTGAAACGAGAAGCCGATCGCCGGCATGGGCTCGGGATCGCGTTCCTTTGCCTCCGGCTCATTTAGCCTGATATCGAATTCCGAGTCCATCAAAAGCTCGCTGGGTTGTTGGCGAAGCTGATCCGAGTGTCACGATGGGCATGGGAGGAAAGGCCTCGTCGCCACGCCCTCTTTCTCTCGGACTTGCCGCTCGTCTCGTCGTCGTGCTCTTGAGCCCGATACATGATTTCGCGGATGACCGAGGCGACGGGCGCCGTCACATCGACGATCATGCCGTGCACCAAAACGCGGCCATCGAGGCGGATCGCATCGGCCCACTCTGGCAGCACGATCTGGATTGTCTCGGTCGGCTCGACGATCTCGGGATGAAGCTCGCGCTCGATGCGCTTCTTCTCTTCCTCCAGAAAGGCCTCGACTGCTGCCTGACGATCTTCCTCGAGGACCTGAGCTTGGGCCTCTTTGGTGATCCTCGCCCTTTCCTCGGGATTGAGGAGGCCGAAGTCGATGTCGCGCTTTCGCTTCTTGGCTGGGCTCGGCGTGATCTTCTTCTCCGGCCGGGAGATGCCTTTTTCCATCAGTTATGGCTCCATCCGGACGATCCGGACCCGTTGATGGACCATCCCGAGACGAGGATGGGCCATCCGTTCGGATCGTAGCAGACATAATCCCCTTCGAGAACCTTCAGCACGCCCCGTCTCGGAACGTGCAAAAGGCCGCTGCCGCCCTGGAACTCGAATCCGCCTGGATATACGGCCCCGTTCTGAATGCGTACCCACGCCGCATTCTGATACGAGCCGTCCCATTGGATGTTCTGCCGCAGCGTCGCCGCATCGGTGACCGTCAGGTCCGAGTTCATCACGAGCGCGCGAAGCGTGTTCGTCGCGCTCGTTCCCGCAGTCTTCAACGCCATCGAAGACTCCTATCAGCCGAAAGTCGAGGCGAAGGCGCTCGTGCACTCGATGCGCATGAAGAACTGATTGTTCAGGATCATGACCGCCAAGAACACCTTCCAGCCGACGACCCTCAGTTGGTTGAGCACATCGCTCTTGTCCGCCGTCGAGAGGTACGAGTACTTGATGTCGTCCAGCATGACAACGGCGAAGGCGCCGCGGCCGAAGATGAAGGCCGGATAGACCGTGACGCCGGTCGTGTTGCCGGGATAGGCCGGCGGCGTCTGAGAGATGCCAGTGCCGGTTATCGTCACGACCGTGGACGCCGGAAGCTGCGTCGCCTGCCCGGCCAATGGTCCCTGCGTTGGACCGGACGGCGACAGGCCGAGGTTCACCGGCGCGTTCGTGGTCCCGATGTATACGTTGTAAGAGTAACCCGCAGTGCTCGGGGTCGTGACCTGGATCGAGCCGTTCGGGCCGGTCACGCTGATCGAATTGGAGACGAGGGCGACATAGCTCTCGTACTGGTTCTGTGTATCCTGTCCGGTGACGAGGATGTAGTAGGTTCCGGTGGCGAGATTGCCCGAGCTGGTCGCGGTCCCGTTGACCTGCGCATATCCGGTCCAGTAGGGCACCATGTTGGTCGAGGTGAAGCGGACGCCCCCCAGCGCCCCGACCTCGGCATTGTAGAGCTTGTTCACATCCGAATAGGACGAGGCCAGCACGAAGGTCGCGTTCTCGCGAAGGTCCTGCTGGCACAATTCGTGGATGACGCCGACGTAGTGCGGGACCCCGGTCGGGCTTTCCGCCGCCCGCGTGACCTGCCCCTTCGTCGCGTCTTCCTTGAAATCGGTCTGCTCATCGCCCATGAAGCGCGGCGCGCCCAGAGTCGCGAGGGCGCCGTAGGCCCGATTGATCTCGTGAAGGTTGAGAACGTCGCCGGTGACGAGAGATGGACGAGATCCGCGGCTGTTGACGTAGTTGATCTGGGTTCCGCCCATCAACCCATTGAAAGTGTTCCTTTCGAGAGTTTCCGCCACCGCCAGAGCGCAAAGCTGTTTGGCGATGTTGAACATCGGATGCTTGATCGTCAGTTCCGCGACATCGGTGAGCGTGATCTTGTCGCCCCACTGGATCGCGGTTCCCGAGACCATGGTGACGGTCATGTTCTGGCCGACCGGCGGGACGCCTTCAGAAAGCGACGTGTACGGCAGAGGGACGCGATTCCAGCGCGCTGCCTGATAGACCACGCCGCGGCCCTTGGGCAGTTCCAGAGGATCAGCGAACTGATAAACAACCAGTCTTCGACGCGCGAGAGGAAGCGTTTCCTGCGCGATATAGGCTTCGACGTCGGCTTGAAAGGAAGCGCTCTGATTGATCGCCATAGTCCGCTCTCCACTTCACGGGGAGAGCGGATGAACCGATCCCCGTCAGATCAACACGCCCGTCAGGCGCTTTTCCAGGTTCGACCGAGCATCAGTCCCCCGACGCTCCGGCCTCACATCGCTTCGCCCCGTGTCCGGCCTCGCCTGCTCGCGACGGATGTTGTCCGCCCCTTTGGACCTGGCCTCGGCAATTTTCCCTTTGCTCTCGAGGAGCTTACGACCCAAAAGATAAGTCGCGATCGTCTCGCGATCGATGTCCCGTCCACGCTGCAATTCGGTGCGACGGACCTGCTCGACCTCGCTCGCGACCTTCTTGAAGAGCGGATTCGCCGCGGCCATGCCCTGAAACTTGGCGATGTCCTGACTCTCGGCCATCTGCATCCGCGTGACGAGAAGTTCGTACTGATGACGCTTCTCGCTGCGCTCCAGACGGGCCTCGATCCGCTGCTCTGGCTCCATCATGGCGAGCCGCGCCGCGAATTCCTGGTCGCTCTCGAACTTCGGGCCTTGAGGCTGTTGCTGCTGTTGCGAGCCCTGCCGCAATTCGGCAAGCGTTCGCTCCAGCTGATCGGCGCGCTCTCGCGACGCGCGCACTTCCTCGCTGAGCTTCTGGAACCGCCTCTCGCCGCGTGTCGGCGGGCGTTCCTCTTCGGCCTCTAGCCCTTCTTGACCTTCGGCGCCGGAATCTTCCGACCCGGATGCTTCATTCCCGCCTTCGTCGTCGAGCGATCCGGCATTCCCGCCGACTTGCCGCTCTTCGTCATCTTCCGGAAGGGTGAAGGTTTCTTCATCGGGTCCAGCCATCGATGGTCTTCTCTTAGCGAGTTACGCCCGCAAGGCGAGGAACGGGTAACGCCCGTCAGGCGAGGGAGTGATAGTGAAATATCAAAATTTGAACGTTGTCAATGGCTGTCGAGGAATTGATGAGTTTGAGGTTCGCTCGTCTTGACGAGTCGGTCATGCAGCTCTTCGAGCTTGACCGATAGCCCTTCGAGGCGAATGGACTGGCTTCGCTCCTCATCCCCGATCTTGTCGAGCTTCTTTTCGATGTCCTCCATCATGTGGTTCTCGTCCGAAAAACGGCGGTCCACCTCCTGCTGAATCTGCGCCTGCCGCATGTTGTCCTCCAGCTCATGGGAGTGCGAAGCGGACCTCAATTCTCCGATCGTCGATCCCTGATGGATGATCTCGGCCAGCGCCGCGGCGATGAGAGCCACGACCAAGGCTCCGCCGAACGCGATCATCGTGATCGAGACTTTGACGATCGCCCCTTCGTCGTCCCTCACGTCCCCGACGGATTCCTCTTCTACATCAATGTCTTTCCCCTTAGAAACCATCATTTGCATGAAATCCGTCAACTGACAAATGTGGGGAGTTTTTCAAAAGGCGATTTTTGATTCGTTGTAATTTATGTCGCCCAGGCCGCTTGGAGAGTTGTCATGGGCGCGCACAACCACGAGGCAGGAGTAGAGGCCAAGCCTGGCGCTCATCGATCTGGAGCTGACGCTTTGTGAGTTGTTTACCGTGTAGGTTCCGGTCCCTCCGGTTCCACCCGTGTTTGGAATCGTGGCGGATACGAACGTTCCGGCCGAGACGCCACTGGCGAAAAGAGCCGTTCCTACCTGTATCGGCTGAGTGAACGTGCCGGCCGTTATGTTGACCGTCGTTCCGGAAATTGACGCTGTGATCGCGTCGCTCACCTCGTCGCGGCAGTTTGCGCTCGCTCCAACGGTGATGTTGATCGTGCTGTTGCAGGTTCTGGACGCCCATGTTCCGGCTGTCGTCGGGTAGGTCTGAACGACGCCGGAAGCGCCGAGGCCGTTGACTCCGTTTACCCCGCTGTAGACCTGATAATCGCACGAGGTGATCGTATAAGGAGAGGTCCAGTTGGCGTATGATCCATCCGCGACGGACAAGCTGAAGGTGGTGAAATACGGGTCGTTGGAACCGTTTGTGACCGTAGAAAAATTATGGTTACAGGTTGTGGTTTTTGATCCGGTAGACGCCAGGCTTTCCGCGGCCGCAATCTCATTTGGGTCTATACTTGGACCGCTCCACTGACCATAATTGTCCACGTTCCAGAATGAGATCATATCTATAGTTCCGCCATATGAAATATAATCAAAGGCGCAGAATGTTCCCAAGCTGTATATCAATGAGGAACGAATAACGGTGGGATATGCTGCATGAAATGTCCCCCATGGGTCTGAATAGCCGGCATTGCAACACGTGGTATAATATACCTCGTCTTCCGCCATGTCCATCAAATGATATCCATTTGATGATGTCCAATCGAAGAGCTGCTTATATGTTGTGGTTGCGGCGTCTGAATTGGCTAGGGTATAGCCAACCTTCATATTATATCCCTTGCTAATAATATAGCTTTTAATAGCATCCATACCAATGGCGTTGTAAGGGATAGAGCAAGGATCGCTGAGTCCAGTCGTATAGTCTCCATCTGTTACGCACGGCTCGTTGACAATCAGATATGTTGCGCCTTGAGAGGCCAGTCCGTCGATGACGCCCTCGATGTAGGAGAGGCCGTTAGATATACCGCCGCAGTTCGGCGTATCGTTCTGAGCGCATCCGGCCGCTTCCGCCGGCAATCCTCCCTCGACGACATATCCCTTCGCCATGATCGCGGCGGAGTCGCCCGCGTCATTGATGATGTAGATGCCGGTCTGTTTCCCGCTCGCCAAAAAGGTGGAGAGAGTGTTGTTGATCCCTGATCCATAAAACCACAGAACCGGGCTCGGGAACGAAACCGTTGGATACGAGACCACGCCATGGAATGTCGCATCGCTCTGCGTCACGCAAAGGACGCTGAGCAGCAGAAGGATCAATGCCAGAAGACGATTCATGATGCTGACTTGATGACCGAACACATCGTTGGAACGACCCCGATCGGGATTCGAGACAGGATGCCTACCGGGACCAAGGATTCGGCCCGGCCGCAGACGGCCAAGCAATCCGAGCTGCCCACGATTGCCTGCTTGAGCGTATTGATGCGCACGAGCTTGACGTACAGGGTCGCCAACCCATCGCCCTTCGTATCGGAGGTTTCCTGCAGAGCCATGAGGCCATCGCGGATCAGACCGAAGCAGGCAATCTCGGCCGTCAGCGCCGGGGGCTTGCTGGCGATCCCGATCGCCTTGGAGAGATCGTCCACGGTGAACTGCGTTATGCCCGAAATGGGATCATTTGCAGGTGGAGACGGAGAGGGCGTCCATCCGCCAAGACATTGCGGATAGGGGATACAGTTCGCTCCCTTTGCCGGAAGCCGTCGGGGACGCTCAGCGGCGCTCGCCGGGCGATCCGAAAAACACAGCGCGGCGATTAGCGCGGCGATTAAAATTGCAGGAATCAGCGGCTTTGGAATCGCCGCGGCTTGCTGCGCGATCGTCGCGTCCTTGTCCTGCGAGGACTTCGACGATCCGATCCAATAGCCGGCGACCAGAGTCGTAAGCGTCTTCAGGATGTCCGCCAAACCCGCATTCTCTGGCATCTTGAGGAAGACTACGGCGGCCTCATAAGCACCGAAGAACCCGAGGATGATGAGCGAGATGACGAATGCGCCCCAAGCCTTCCACATTTCATCACATCCTCGGCGCCGAGTTAGGGTCGCGCAACCTGTCCTGATGGATCATCCCCGGAGGCCCTTGCGAGCGCGGCCCGGACGGCGAGGCGCCGATGCGCGGTTGTCCGCCGCCACGCCCGCCGCCGCCCGGCTGAGGCTGGGGCTGTTGCTGTTGCATCTGCTGTTGCTGCGCGGCCTGTATGGCTTGAAGATGAGCCATGATGTGAACCTTGAAATAGTTTTTAGGATCGCCGTCCATCTGCGCGGCCTGCATGTGCGCCTGGATATGCTTTTGATGGTCGTCCATGATATGAACCGGGACGACGAAGCCCTGCGCAAGAAGCTCATTCTCCTGCTCGGGCTCCATCGACAACTCCATGCGGGAGTCTCGGAATGTCAATGGCGCTAGACGCGGCCCAAACAGGTTCTCGATCATCTGAGAAAGGACCGGACCAAGATCAATCCTGTATCCTTGATATAGTTGTGGCGGTATCCCTCGAAGGACGTTTAATCCCGCAATCTGCTGCTGCATCTGCTGAGCATTTCGATTCGCCTCCACTCCAAACCATCGGAACTGATATAAACGATCCATTCTTACTAAAGGAATTTCGATCATATTTGAACGCATTCCTGTCGGACCGTATTCGCGAACTCGTAAAGACTTGTCGCGAAACTGATGGTCGAGCTCCAGCATTCTTAGGAGAATGGGAGAAAAGATTTCGTCTTCAAGCACCGTCACCGCGTCGGAGGTCGTGAGGATGTCGATCTGCTGCTCGTTGGCGATCTCGGCCTGATTTGGCTTTTTGCGCGGCGTATTGGCGATTCCGGTTATCTGCGCCGGGTTGACCGAGAGAGACTGGAAAATCTCGTTCTTGGCGGTCGCGACGATCTCGAGGCCGTCCTTCCACAAGGGCGGCATTTGCGCGAATTGGGTGGACTGCGGATCGGTTTCCCAGATCGCCGCCAATGACAGGATCATCGAGCCGACCTTCGGGTTCTTTTCCGGGTCGGTCATGATGATCGGCATGAGAGCGTAGGCGGCGCTATCCATCGCCTCGTTGCAGGCGTCGTTGGCCTGGTACTGCAGATCGGCCACGGAATCGACCTTCGGAACGCCCTTGAAGCAGCCATCGATTTGGTCGATCGGCGCGCTGAGAATGTCGATACGATCCGACCAGTAGGGGTTGCGCTTGGCCGATATGACGCGATTGCGGCCGGCGTAGTAGGCCAGGCATAGCCTTCGCTCGCCCTTGATCGTGAGCTTGATCCAGGTCCGGTAGACGAGGGCGTATTTGCCGCGTCCATCGCCCTTGATGCCCGCCGCATCGATCATGGGCTTCATCTTGTCGGCGTTCTGCTTGAATTTCTCCTCGTTCTTCAGCTCCTGCAAAAGCTCCTCGCCGAACTCCTCGTCGATCTCGTCGAGCGCGATCTTTCTCATGATCATCGCCGGCGTCCAGCGGCAGAGCGTCGTCACCGAGCCGCCTTGCTCGATGGCGTCTTCCAAGCTCGTCGCCGTGACCGGAAGGACGAGCAGATCGCAATCGGCGATCACCCGGACCTCGGGCGCCCCTTGAACGAGCTCCTCCTCCTCGATGTCCTCTATTTCCTCCAAGGCCTCCAATGGCGCTCCCTGCTCGTCCTGAGGCCGCACCGAGACCCTTTGCGCGACGTGGCGCCGCTGCTCCTCCCACGTCACTTGGACGGTGACCTGCCCCTCGATGTCTCCATTCTTGCAAAGCGCCGGCGCAATGCGCGTGCGAAGCTTAGTCTGGCGGACGTAATGCTCGAGAAGAGCCATCTCCGTCTGCGGCAGCGTGCCATCCTCGCTCGTAACCTCGACATGCCGGCCCGACATTGGAAAGAGCTGATTGACGAATCGCGTCTTGCGCGCCTCGACCGCATTGCGCACGATCGGCACGAAAATCTGTGAGTTCCCGTTGTAGAACTGGCTATTGCCGAGGACGCAATTGTAGATGTCCCAATTGTCCATTGCGTTGTCGGAGCGCTCGGCCTGCTGGTCGAAGCCTTTTTCGATGTCCTTGAACGCTTCGAGGAGCGCGTCGCGGATGTTCTCCTTGCGGCATAGCTGCTCCGACCGATCCATCCTTTCTTCGGCTTCGGAGACCTCGCGGACTTCTCCCGGATCGTTTCGGACCTTTTTCGCCGCTTTTTTCACTTCAAGACCCCATCAAGCGGCCCATGTTATAGTGGAACGGCCTGTCATGTGCATAGGTGTCTGGCGGCGGCGGCGGAGGCGGAGTTGTTCCAAAGGCGATGGAAGAAGTGTTGCTGACCCGCACGACTGGCTGGTCGAAGGGGACCTGCCACGCCATGCCCGAGATCGGCGTCGGATGGATTGTGACCGGCAACAGGATCTCGGTCTGCGACGAGACGCGGTTCAGGAGATTGCCGAAGGCCGCCCACCAGGCCATGCCGGCGATCGGGGTGGGCTTGAAACCAAACGGATAGGCCAGCAAATCCGCGGGGTTGATCCGAACCTTTGGCTGCTCGAAAGCCACATGCCACGCCATCCCCGAGATGGGCGTAGGCGTGAAGCCGAGCGGAATTGCCGTCGGTGCGGCCTGAATGAGGACCGGCGCGGACACTCCGAAGGGGACCTGCCAAGCCATGCCAGAGATGGGAGTTGGCAAGAAGCCGAAAGGGAAGGCGATTGGATCGGCCGCCTGTAACCTGACCTTGGGCTGCTCGAACGAATAGAACCAACCAAAGGGCGGCGGCGGAATGGGCGGCACATAAGGCTGATACGGAATTCCCGCATCGAGACGAATCGTAACCTTCGGCTGATCGAAGGGCGTGAACCACGCCATTCCGGAAATCGGAGTCGGCGCAGAAGGAACGGGCAACGATCGCGCGCTATCCCCGAAATCGACGCGGACCTTGAGCAAGCTCTGATCGAAGGGCGTCCACCAAGCCATTCCCGAGATCGGGGTTGGCTTGAAGCCGAACGGATATGGGAGCGGGTCGGCCGAATTGATCTTGATCGTCGGTTGATCGAACGCTCTCCACCACGCCATGCCGGAAATGGGCGTCGGCGTGAACCCTAACGGGTTGGCGACAGGAGACGCCTGATTGACCGTCACTATCTTCTGATCGAATGGAACCTGCCATGCGATCCCGGAAATCGGCGTCGGCTTGAATCCAAAGGCATAGGAAATCGCGTCGGCCGGATTGATATTGATCTTCGCCGGCTTCTCGAACTGGACCTGCCAAGCCATCCCGGAGATGGGAGTTCCGCTCGTCACGATCGGATGAAGCGGCGCCGCAATCCCCTCAAGGGACCGATAGGTGATCGGCCTCCAAGGGTCCGGATCGCTCGAGGACGCCATCACCCAGCCCTCGAGCTGAGCGAGGGGGGTGGCCGGCTGGTCGATCACACCGCCGATCTTGACCTTCGGCTGATCGAAGCTGGCGAACCACGCCATGCCCGAGATCGGGGTCGGCGCGCTCGGCAGATAGGACGACTGTAGCTTCTCTCCGAAATCGACACGGATTTTCACCGATCGCTGGTCGAAGGGGACTTGCCATGCGATGCCGGAGATCGGCGTTGGCTTGAATCCAATTGGCTGCGCTATCGGATTGGCCTGATTTATTTTTACCGTCGGCTGTCCGAATGGAATCCACCAGGCCATCCCTGATATCGGAGTGGGCGTGAAACCGAGCGGGTTCGCGATCGGCGACGCCTGATTGACCGTCACCTTGGGCTGGTCGAAGGCGAGGAACCAGGCCATGCCCGAGATGGGCGTCGCCTTGAATCCAAATGGATATGGGATTGCGTCTGCGGGATTGACCTTGATCTTCGGCTGGTCGAAAGCGGTCCACCAGGCCATGCCGGAGATCGGAGTTCCAGTCGCCACAATAGGATGCAGCGGCGGCGCGATCCCTTCCGGGGTGCGAGCGGTTATCGGCCTCCATGGCTCGAGATCGCTCGACGAGGCCATGACCCAATTTTCGAGCTGGGCCGAGGGAACGACCGGCTGATCCAAATGACCGCCGAGCTTCACCTTGGGCTGGTCGAAGGGGACCTGCCACGCCATGCCCGAGATCGGCGTCGTCGCCGCCGCCACGTATCGGAAAAATCCCTTCTCGATATGTTGTGTAAACGGCCGTGGCTTCGGCTGATCGTCCCACGCCATGGGAAGCCAGGTGAAGGAAGCCGCTGGCGCCCACTTGAACGACGCGATGCCGCCGCTCGTGGAGTTAGAGCCGACGCTGGTTATGGACCAGGTCCACGTCTGCGCGCCGCTCGATGTGTAATAATAATGGCCAGCAAGATCGGCGTCCTCGATATAGTCGAAGTCCGTCTCGCCGGTGTAGGTGCAGAGGTCGAAGATCGCGCCCGATGGGGCGGTCACGCCGAGGCCCGGCCCTTGTCCAAGGCCGATGGCCGCGATCGTTATGCCGCTCGTGCTCGTCGGCGACGGGGACGGCGACGAGGTGAAGGTCGAGAGGCCGTTGACGTTCTGCAAGCTCGCGACGCTGCCGCCACTATCGAAAGGATTCGAATCAGCGCCGATAACGTCAAAGAACCTCCATGATAGACGTACGTCTGCGCCGCCTCCCACACAAAGGACAGATAGGTTGGAATTGGATGTCGTGTTCGCGCGGTACCAAATACCGAATCCCGATCCGGCCGAGGTCCATGTTCCTCCCTCGCTGTCAGTGATCGTCTGGGCGTTGAGAGCCGGATCATCGCAGGTGATGACGCGAAGATTGCCGTAGCACGGGCTTTGCAGAAGGTAGCCGCCGCTTGCCGGAAAATGATCGGTCGTATGGTGCATGACCCGGACGAGCCGCCGAGGTCCGCCGGCGACGCCTTGCGAGCTATTCAGCTTCAGAGCGACGGCGATCGTGTTGAAATGATCGGTGTCGCCGATCATTGTCACGGTTGGATTGATCGCCGCGCTCGTCGTTTGCACATAGGCTTGGCAACCGTGGTAAACGCCATCGGCGTTTATCCATCCGATGTCGGCGTTGAGCAGGGTGAAGTTGTTTCCCGCTCTGATGTTGATTGTCGTATGCGCCGGACTCGCATCCGCGACGACGAAATAGTTCCAGATCAGATTGCCACCGGTCGCATCGTTGTTTGTCGGCGTGAAGGAGCCAGCGGTCAGGGTTGGGCCGACTTGGTGTGCGGCATTGGTGGACCCCGCGCTCGGACTCGTATCGATCCCGGTCAACTCAGAAACCGTATACTGAAATCCATTAACCGACGCGCCGAAGGTGATGGTGATCCGCGTCACCCCGGCGGCGGCGTTCGGAAACACATAGACCGACGCATCGAGGTTGCCGCTGCCAGCATTGGCATGGCTGACCGCAGCGCCCCATGTTCCGTTGATGTTGTCAGCGACCGACGTGATCGATGTGCCATTCGGATACATGAAGCCGAGGACAAGGCAGTTCCCGGCTCCGACCGCATTGGGAAGCGGGCAGACAAAGGCGTTGCCGGACTGAGGACTTCCGATCGATGGACCGTAGCTGCCGCCGCCGATGTGCTGAACGACCTGACTCGGCTGTGGCGCGTACGGCAGAGCCATGAGTTCGAGCGTCGCCGAGACCGAGTTTCCAGTCGTTCCGACGTTGACGTTGGTGGACGACCATGTCGTCACCCCGCCCTCGGTGTCATGTCCAGCTATAGATGCCGCTCCAGATACGAGTGAGCTTTCGTTCGTCATCCCGGATGGCGCGGTGCTGATCGTCTGAGCGTTATTGGTGCAAAATGCGAACCCTAAGACCCACGAATTGCTGCTGAAATTGTCGGCCAGCGTCAGAGCCGGATAATTGACGGTGCCGGTCGTGGACGAAGATGAGGCGCTCGGGCCGATGCCGAGTGTGTAGTTGGTGTCCGGCCTATAGACATGACAGGTGAGCAGAGCGGCGTTCGTCCATGTTCCCGAGGCGTCGCTCGTTCCGGTGGCCCATTTGTAGCCGATCCTGATGCTCGAGGTCGTGCCGGACTTGGTGAGGATCGATATCCATCCGGAGGGAAGGCTCGGCGCTGTCGTCGAGGCGCGGCCCGCACAAATGATGATGAGGTCGCCGGCCTGATGCGTCGGCGGAGTGACCGTCGTCGTGTTGGATGTGGACGTGCCGACGAGGATGGTCATGGCTGCACAAAGGGCGTGCCAGCGTCAAAGCGCGCCTTGGCGGGAAGACCGGAATAGCTTGTGCAACCAGTCCCGCTCGCCGAAGGGATGCGCGTCGCGTCGCTCGATCCCTGCGAGTTGAAGGGAGGCCAGGTGTACGAGCATGAGGACCCCGCCGTAAAGAACGACGGCTCAGAGGTCAGATAGAACGAGTTCGGCAATGTGTGCGAATACCCATTCGCCCAATCGGCTATTCCCGGCGTCACATAGTCGTAGTTTCCGTGCTGGAAGATATAGCCGCCACCGTTGAGGTTCGGATCCTGAACGCTCTGCTCGAAATTGCTCCATCCGAGCATCCATATACAACCTATGTAGGTGTATAGAGACTCCACATAATTGCAGTTGTAAGCCCAATGGTTGGCCGTGGTGGAGTATCCCGGAAATCCCATGACGTTGCCGACATAGCCATACCAGTAGCTATAGGCCTGCGGTCCCGTCGCCCTTAGAACCCCGTTCTGACTTCCCACGACCTGATTGGCGAAATCGTTTACCGTCGAGCTCGTCACGGGATCGACGAAGGCCGTCCGATATCCTCCAGAGAAGTTACGGAAATAGACATGGTAGACGCTGTTCCCATGCGTCATCTCATTGTCCATGTTGGAGGTCCAATTGCCCTCGAACAGGACGCTATGGGCGCCGGTGAAGTGGCTGGCGTTGAGTCCCGTATCCAGCCAAGTCGGTCCGATGCAGGCCATGTAGGCCTGATCGTCCATGTAATTGTACGCGATGACCGAGCCCGCTCCTCCGGCCCGGCCGGTCATTCCCTTGCCGCCAAAGCGGGTGATGCTGTTTACGATGAGGACTTCCGTTGATCCATTGTCGATGGTGATCGGGTACTCGTCGCCATTGTTGCAGCTTGAATAGGCATCGGCGATGAAGCTCGTGTCGATCTGAGCGCGCACCGCGCTCGACAGGACGACGCCGTCCGCTTCCCAGCCGCGCGCCTCGACGTTCCGCATCCAGCAATAGGCGCAGAACTCGATTGTGACGGCGGCTCCGGCCGGCCGATAGATGGAAAGGTTCTCGAGTCCCGCGTATTGGGCGAAGGCGGGCGTCGGGTTGTAGACGAGACCGGCATGTCCGCCGCTCGTTCGCATTGCGATGGTCAGAGGGTCGTCGAAGGTCAGGGTGCAGTTAGCGCCGGGGCAAGGACCGGCGCCGAGAGACTTTATGACGTGAATTTCCGCGTTGACCCGATCGCAATACCAAGAATAGGCGCACCACCACGATCCATTGGTCGCCGGGTCCGTCGTCGGGTCGATATCGGCGTTGCAGCAGGTCGGGTTGAATTTGGAATAGGCGACGCGATTGGTCGCCGGCGAACCGGACGAGCTGAGAAAGTCGGACGTGGCCCATATCTGGCCCTGCCCCATCGGATCGGTCAGATACTGACCATGCGCCTGCTCATCGATCCTGACCCACATCCCGACCGAGAAGGGAGATAAACTGTGGACCTGGACCGTGGTTGCTCCCTGAGCCGCGTCGGCGTCCAAGGCGGTCGCGCAGGACGACGAGGCTGTGTTGTCGTAGGTACAGCTTCCCCATTGCCCCGAGGCGCCTAGAAGGAAGGTCGATATGCCGGTGCATCCCGTGTTGGGGGAACCGCAAGTGCGCCCGCCCTGGAAGAAGATGCCGCCGTTCGGAACAAGGATTTCGGTCGGGCAATAGACATTCGTCTGGCTCGCGGGCGTCGAGGAATTGCTGCATGTCCCATTGCCGCGAAGGGTTACGCCCTTGCCGATGGTGATCGGCCCTTCCGACTGATCGATCTTGAAGGTCCCGGCCGCCAATTGAATGATCGTTCCGGCCGGGCAGTTGGCGATCGCCTGCGTGATCTTCACGTAATCGTCGCCGCTGGCCGGCGGGGTGATCCCGGTCGCCGCGAGCGGCATGGTCTCGCCGGCCTGTCCGGTCGTGCAATTGGTCCGCGCCGCATCCACCGTGTCTATGGAGCCCTGCGGCGCATTCAGAAGTCCGGCGTTCTTCCAGTTCGCGTACACATCATCGTAAGCCGGAAGGACGCCGCTGGTCGGATCCCCCGAGCTTACGACGCCATGGAAGGTCGCTATGGCGGGAACGATGAGCGCCAGGATCGCCAGGATCACAAAAATTGCTCGTCGCATGGCGCTCCCTAGAACATCAAAAGAGAGCCGTCGCTGAAGGTGATTTGCTCTCCGTTCTGCAAGTTTGTCGTGGTCAAGAAGATATCGGCCGGCTCTCCCTGATCCACAGTTAGGCCTTTGACGCGGGTCACGCCATTCGAGTCACGGAGCTCCGCTTTCATGGCGATCCCGGTCCCGGTAACGGGTCCTACGAGAGGAGTTCCAAGCGCGGTGGCGACGCCTCCGGAGAAGGAGAAGGATGGATAGGCCAGCGTGATGGTGGCGAGGACCCCGGTTCCGTCACCGTCCAAGGTCGAGTCGCCGATGACGAGGGAGCCCGCGGCGCCGCCGTTATCGACCGCCTGAATGTCGGACTGATTGAATTTATGGGCTGGCGCGAATTGCGAGGGCCGCTTGAAGAAGTGTTGCGCCATGTCACCCCAGCTCGGCGCGCAGCGCCTCCTTGATCGCGTTCAGACGGCCTTCGAGAGAGATGCGCGCCGCGGAGAAGATCGCCGCGCTCTCATCCTTTGTGAAGGATGGAGGATTTTCCCTCTGCATAGGATCGAATACGGGCTTTCCGACCGAGCAATGAGACTGTGCGTCATCAGCCGCCTCGATGATATAGACGCGCGCTCCCCTAACTATGGCGTCCTCAAGACGGGTCATCAGAGTCTTGACTTCGCTATAGTATTTCGGGTCGGTTAGCTCGTCGTCTACCAAAGCGCTCTCCTCGCAACAGCTTCCTCGATCTCGATCTTGGCCTCGAAGGGCGTGCATTCCCTCCTGGACTCGCAACGCGGACAGATGTGGCGCCAGCACTTACGACAGAAACCCACATCCTTCATGAAGTGAGTTCCGTCCGAACGGTAGACGAGGACCTGCGGCTTGCCTTGATCCCGCTCTGTGAACGAGATCGCATTGCAATGTCCGCAGGTCGTGGTGTCGTGCTCGATCGGCCGCGAGAAACGCGGGTCGATGATGATGCTGTAGCCTTCGGGGTTCCGCAAGGATCACTCCTCGATGAACCATTGCATCCCGACGGTTGAGGCGTAGTTTGGAGACTTACATCGACCTCCTATGCCGGCCAAGTTCACCGCCTTGACGATGAGACAAGAGGATTTGTCCTTCGCCTGCCAGCGTTGCGAGGCGCGCTGATTGAGGCCGATGAAGAATACGGACGAGTTCGCCGTATAGGTCGGCTCGGTGGTGGCGTGATCCGTCAAGTAGGTCAGGAGCGCCGCCGCATCACCGCCTCCGGTATCGACCGGATTCGGCGTGGTGGAGGTGCCCCCGGTTCCGGCGGTGGTGCTAACGGAAAAGTCCCAATTGATCGGACAATCGGTCGAGTTAGGGACATCGGTGGCTCCGATCTCGAATTCCCAAATCCATCCGCGTCGAAGCGTCGTGGCGCCGGTCGCTGCGTAGGCTTGCACCTGCGTTTTGTAAGTCGTCGATGTCGCCTGCGGTGTTCCCGACAACTGGTTGCTGATTGCAAACAAAGCCATGGCCTTACCCTTTCAGTTTCTCGGCCAGAGGGCCGAACTCGTCCATGATCGCCTTCACCTTCGCCTCGCGATCCGAGAGGTCTTTTCCTAGACGGTCCAGCTTCTCCGACCGCTCTTGTAGAATTCTTTCGGCGCCTCGAATGAATTCCGCCCGCCCTTCCAGATGCTCTTTCAAAAGAGCCAATGCGTGTTCCTGCTCCTTGAGCACGTTGGCGCGATTCGTCTGCTCGTTCTGGATCAGGAAGAGTTCATGTTCCCGCTTCTTGACCTCGGCGTCGAACTCCTGCCTCTCTTTCTCGAATTCCTTGCGATCAGAAGCAAGAGCCTGAATCTTGTCGTTGGCGTCGCGTTGCGCGGCGCGCGCGCCCTCCATGATCTCGGCCGCCGTCTCGGATTCCTTCTTCAGGATCTCCAAGGCTTCTTTCGAGCGATCGGGATGGGCGATGATCTGGAGAAGGCTCCAGGCGTCGTTGATCGCGGTCGGGGGCAGGAAGCTCATGAGTTTGAGATCACTGCGACCTTGAAGTTCCACCCTTGCGGGACGGACCTGTACTCGGTCTGATTGGCGGCCATACGGCCGGATGTGCTGAGCGCGGTCGGATTCTGCCCGAGGAGGACCGAGCAGATCGCGTCGGTATGGAGCCGGACATACTTGGTCGCTGTCTGAAAGGCGCTCGATTGGGTGGACGAGCCGGTGATCGAGACCGTCTGCTCGGCCATCGGCGGCTCCAACGACATCGCGAGATTTCCGTCCGGGTCGGTGGCGATCCGGGCGTACTCGGTGATGTAGAGGACCGCCATCAGGTTTCCGTCGAGTAGTAGATCGTGGAGTTCAATCCGGACGGCGTCAGAGCCACGACGGGATCGTTGTATGGGGAGAGCACGATTCCGACGCCCGATAGGATGGTGAATCCGGTGGTTCCAGTCGTGAGATCGCCTTCATTGGCGACGCAAACCGGAGGCTGATCGGTCGGGACGATGAGGCGAAGGGTCTTGAGGATCGACGCTGTCAGGATCGTCGCCTGAGTCCCGTTGACCGCAATGCCGGTCAATCCTGCCGCACTACATGCTTCCGAGGTCAGTCCGGAATAGCGGCTCGGCATCATGATGGTCGGCGGCAACGCGAAGGGTCCCCCGAGGGGGATGAAGGAGCTTCCGGCCGAGTTCAGAGGCATTGGCCTACCCCGGAAAGGCCGATGCGTATCTCCGGCCGTCCTTGGTCATAGCATAGTGGACGGGATGGTCCAAGGCCTCGCTCACGCTTTTCAGAATTGCGGCGAATCCCTCTAATGGCTCGAGGAGGAGGGCGTAGGAGTTCGCTTGCGGCTCGACCTTGTCGGCGTCTCGGGCGTATCCGCCGGCAAAGCCGCGGAGCGTCCAGCTTCCGCGTCCGGAGACCGCGAGCGCCGGTTCCCCATGAGAGACGCGCCGCATGAGCGAGCGGATTTCCTCCCTCCCATGAGAAGGATCGCCACCACGAGCCATTCCAATGTTTGCGGAACGAGCCGCAGCCCTGAGTCCATAGATGGAGTATTCATCGAAGTGCCTTCTCGGCGCCATGAGCCTGATCTGAGCCGACTGGCCCACAATCAGCCTCGCCTCGGTCAGAATGTCCTTCAAGGATATGCCCGCATCGCCCTCCATGATCCAGTCGGCCAGGATGGCGAGGACGCCGCGGTGCGATTGGACCAGGATTCCCGTCGTGATCCGGTTGTCAGTGTTTACGAGAAGCCAGATTTGGGCAGTCTCCTTGACCTTTATTTCCTCGCGGATGAACTCCTCGCGGAACTCGTCATAGATCGGGTATCCGCTTCTGATCTTGAGAAGGTATGCGAGGGCGTTCGGGGCGTCTATATGTCCGTTTGGGAAGCCAAGAAGCTGCGCCCGCAGCTCGGGCAGGTCCACGGCGAACTCGATCTCTCCGGCACGGAAGAAGGGTTGAAGACCTCGTATAAAATCCAGTTTTCCTCTAGGTGGGGACAAAGACCGAATCGGCAGAACAATTCCTCTTTTCGACGCCTCCGTTCGTATTGGCTGCATGGCCCACTCGTTGAGACCGGTCTCTTCAAAACCAATCGCAACAGGCGCGTAAGTCTCGTTAACACGGAAGATGTCCTCAATTATCTGATCCGGTGAGAGTTTTTCCGCTTTGGCCTCCCACACGACGAGCTTGCGGCCGATCCAGGATGCAACAGCCGTCCCCGTAGTAGCAGAGGATTTTAGCGTCGTTCTCGCCGGATCGTAGATAGCATAAACCGCATGATACGACCGTTTGCGTGGGATCACGCGGAACATGTCTTCGGTAAACACTCGGGATGAAGGGTCTACGCTTTGGCAAAGATACTCCTGCAAAAAGGACTCTGTCTCTCCGCTTCTCTCGTACTGCTCCTGAAGAGCTATGCACTTCGGAATCGGGAACATAGAGGGCCATGTCGAGATCAGTTCTCCATCATCGTTTCTGTAGAATAGGGGAAAGACGCGGGTGAGCCAGTCCGGATTCTTCGCAAAAGTCGGCGCGAGCGCTTCCGGATGAAGGGGCGTCGCAGCCATACGGATTCGTCCGGACGGGGATAGCGCGGGCATGACCGTCGATGAGAACCAACGATGAGTCTTCCGTCGCGCTTCCGGCGTTGCGACGTTACCGCTTTCCCAACTTTCCACATCATCCAAAAAGATGAGATCCGGGCGAAATTCAAGGTACTTCACTCCTCTCAACGACTGCCCGTTGCCATAGGCCTGGATCATGACGCCGGTGCTCGTACATGCGCGAGTGTCCTGCCATGGGTCGCCCGGACCGATCCCAAAGGCCGCCTGCAACCACTCGTTCTGCTCCAGCTCCCTCTTGATGGCCGCCAAGCGCTCCGCGGCCCTCTGCTCGCTCTCGGAGATGATGAGGCAGTTCTTGGTGCGGCCGAAGCCGGCGGCGATGCAGATCGCCTCCTCGGCCAACGTGGACTTGGCGAAGTGGCGGAAGGCCATCGTGAGAACTCGAGGATGATCGCTGTGCCAGTCCTTTATGACCTGCTCGTGGGCCTTCGGAGTGACATGAGAATGCCGATCCCTGAAGATCGATCGGTGGGCGAGGACCGGGTCGATGACAAACTCGGAAAGAAGCGTCTCTCGCGCCTCATCGAGATCGATGGACATTTCTCTCCCCAACTCCTAGCCACCGATCGAGGGTGTAGAAGATGACGAGGAGGGCTACGAACTGTCGCCATCCGGAATCCGTCACTTCCCCCTCTTCCCCGCCACGGCTCCACCTCGCGGCTTTGCCTTGTTCTTGTTGATAGTCGCGTAGCCAATGGACTTGGCCTTCTTAGGGCTCATGCCCTTCTTCCTCTCAGAGGTCGCGATGTGCGCCGCCTGACGATCTTCCTTCTCCGAGAACCTGTGTCCCTTACCCGGCATTGTCCTTCTCCATCAAAGCCATGGTTATCGCGAGTCGGCTTTTTTCCTCGCCCGACGCTTCCTCATGTACTCCCGCATGTACTCCCGGTGCGCGGTGTTCCTGTCCTTCCAGTTCAAGCTCGGCGACGTAGCCGCAGAACTTGCAGAACAGAAAGACGGCGGGACGATCGTAGCCGGGCTTGACGATAAAGTCTCTGGTGAGACGGATGTCGGGGTGAGCGGAGCACCGCCATCGCTCCGGGATTCGATTCTGCACACATGCTCCGTCCCCCATCGAAACTTCTCTCCACACTTGAAGCACTTGTCAACAATCATCTGTTAGTCCTAACACACCCCCATTTTCAAGTCAAATTCCCATTATCCGAACGAAACCCCGGTCTCAGACCCCATTCTGACCAAACTCGCTTCACCGAGTTCATCTATCTTTACAGAGAAGCAGAAAAAGATTACGGAATTCGTGCGGTTCCGAGGGAGGGGGTAATTATAAATCCGCCCTCGCAGGCCCCCTGTCCCTGACCCCGAGTTGTCCATGGGGAATAGGATTAGGAGGTGCTAAGTCATTGATTATTAGTAGGAAGGTCTTGACGGCCTCGCCATACGCTTATTTCAAGAGCTTATGCACAAGGCCATATGCGGGTCTCGCCGTCGGTGTGGGCGTGGGGTATGTCGTAACCCTGTTGTCTATAAGAATGGGCGCTGCCGTCTTCATGGAGGCCTATCGACGGGCCCTGTTCGGCCTCCGGCTGAGGGCTATTCCTCCAAGCTTGCACGATCAGCCGCGCGTGATTTAGCGCGTTGCAAGGCGTTGGGGATCAAGCGGGCTGGCGGGCGGAAGGCCGGGCCGTTGAATATCACCGATCGGATGCTCGAGCGAGCTATGGTGGTTGCGAGGGAATTGGGGGTTTGGGGCTTGCCGGAGCGGGATGGCAAGTTGGTTTGGTGGCTGTTGAAGGCCGAGAAGGATCCGGCTGCGGTTCCTCGAGCTCGTGATCTGTTGCAAGCGGCCGAGCGGCGTGTTGCGAAGGAGTTTTTGCGCGACATGCTTGGGCAGCTTGATTATCCTGATAACTCAAAGAGTTGACCACTAATTTAGGTCACAGTCAACACGTGATGCGACAATGCTATTTTGTTGTTGACACTTTGGCACGCATGTGCTTTTCAATGAGTCTGACGTCGCCTCACCCTCGAACAGGAGAAACGAAAATGTCAGACGATGACGATGTTGCGCGTCCATTCCGCTTTGAGGACTTGGAGGGAAAACCCGAGCCAAAGCAATGGGGACCCACGTACCCAAAAAGCCTTGGCGCTGCCGTCGAGAAGTGGCGCAAGCTCGACAAGAAGCGAGAGCTAACGAAAGACGAGGTGCGCGCCTATGGCTCGGCGGTCGGCCAAGCAATACGCGATTTGCAGCGGCGCGAGCTTATCGGCTCCAAGACCGGCTATCCCTCCATCACATGCAACGTCCAAAATACGACAAAGACTTGCGTCACCGCGGAAGGCGAGGAAAAGCGTTATCGCGAATGGATTGAGGTGCGCTTGCCCGCGATCAGGAACGAGCGCCGCGCGCATGCGGCAGGTCTAAAGGCCGTCGCCGCAGAACTCTGTCCCGCCCTCATGTTGCTTGTCGCGTGACCACCCGCCTTACCCTCGAACAGGAGAAACGAAAATGCGCACCGCGAATGATTATTTGCCGGACATTCAAAAGGCCTTGACGACCGGCGGACACATGTCCATTGGCCGAGGAGGCGCGACAATTGAATGGCTAAACGAATGGGGAGGGCGATCCACTCTGTCCGGGTTCGACCCTGACTTTGTGAAGCCATTGGCTATCGCGGCCGGATTGCCAGTCATCGATAGCCGCAACGTTCCATTCCACGAAGTTTACCGCCTCGCTTTCAAAGGGCCGATGATCGCGGTTCCTGGCAACAAGCCCAGCAAGTTTTTGTCCGACAGCTCCTCTGAGCCTTGGGGATCCCTTGACTATGCGCCTCTCGCCTACGTCGCCGGCGCCTACAGAGCGGCGGGCGCCGAAGTCTACAACATATGACCACCCGCCTAACCATAGTCATGGCCGCGCTGCTTGCGGCCATGCTCGCCATCAGCCTCCCGCATGGCCCTAGGCTCTACCCTGACCATGCGGGAACCCTCAAATGCGAGCGCATCGGAATCCGGGCGCTATGCGTCTATCGTCCAACCACTGCCCAGAGCGAAGCGAAGGGGTGGAAGTAAACAGGAGACTTATGATGTTCTACGTAAACATGCATGACACGTTCATGTCGGGCTGGGGTCCGGCCCAAGGCAAGCGCAACATCCTGTCCATCGCTTGCGACACATACGCCCAAGCATGCTCCATAGAGCAAGCCGCCAGGAGGCGCTCTGAGATGAGACGCATTAGCATATCGTCGAAACCTCCCCGCCCTCGCAATGCTCTCGTTTCACGCAAGACATTCGCGGACATGGGCGGATCGTGGAGAGAATTTTACCAAGTGGCGTCAGGCTGGGAAGAGTGCCGTTAATTCCTCACTGTCCCCGCCGGTATCTTGAACTCGCCTATCGTCCCGTTGTCGGCCCTTGCCAGGAATATGCTGGCGATGGCCGATATCGGGACGTAAATGCATCCATCGGGTCCGACCGACTGGAAATATCCAACATCCCTGATCTGGATCGTGAAGGCCTGGAAATTGAATTCCTCGGTCGGCGTGAACTCGATGCAGCCTCCGATCACCGTCATGATCCTGACGCGCCAGCCCTCGGTCATTTTGTCAGCTCCAGCGTGGGATCAAAACGGGGTCAGGCAACGGCTTCCAATTCCATGCAAGGAATGTAAACGAAGCTACCGAAATCATTATAGACGCGGCCAACGCCACCGCCATTATCCTATCATTCAGCCTGAACCACATTTCATCGATCATTGTACATATGGCCCAAGGGATGACTCCCAAGCATAGGGATAGTCCGAGAGGGGCTATCCACTGTCCGGCTATCTGGACGGCGATCTCAGGCCACTTTATTCCGCTCATGGTGTCCTCTCAGAAGTCGAGATCGTCGTCGAGATCGTGCAGGCTGGTGGCGTTGGGCTCGAGCGCGAGCTGGCGGCGAAGCTCCGACGAGAGGGTGGCCGGGCGATTGACGTAATCGGCCGCCGCGTCCTCCGGGGCGCGCGGCTTGAATCGTGGCGAGGGGGCGGCGAAGCCCTCGGTCAGCTTGTCGGCTAGTTCTCGCATCATGGCGGCGACGCGCGCTTGTGTATGAAGCGCAATCGGCCTGCGGTGAATCATCGCGTGACGATCGCTCTTCGGCCAATCGACATCGAAGTCCTCCGGCCACTCGCAAGGTACGGTGGTCATTCCGCGGGCGAGAGCGAATCCATGTGGGATTCCCTTGGTCTCGAAGTAGGCCATCCAAGCCACCCATTGCGCCTCGGTCGGCGGCTTACAGCTCGCAAGAGCGCCATCCGTCCCCTCCAATCCGCGGATCACATAGCCGGCGCCGCGGAACCGCGCATGGGCCATAGCCAGATCCTTGTAGTTGTCCGCCGTAATCGGACCACCCTTAACGGGTTGATCTTTTTGGAAGCGCATAATTGTAACTCCCTTCCACGATTTTCTGATAGTTCGTCGGGTTGACCATCCAGTCGAAGGTGCAGCGGAACCCGTTCACCTCGCCCTTGAGAAGCGGGCTCGAGCAGATCATCGTGAAGGCGCGCTCGAAGTCGCATCCCTCGCGTATCCTGGCGAGCGCGGCTCGCTCCCTGGCGCTCCCCGCCTTTATCTCCTCGATCTGAGGGAGATGAAGCGGTCCGGCAAAGGCGTTCCACCTCTCGCCAAGCTTTCTAAGTTCCTCCCTGTCCGTAACGTTACGCGTAACGTTACTGTCACGTGACTTCAATCTTTTCAATGACTTAGATGTCTTCTCCGTAACGTTACGCGTAACGTTACTCACGGATTTTAGTCTGAATCGGGCTTGCCGGGCGGCATTTTTGGTGCGTGCGGCCTCCAAGGAGGCGAACACCGCCGCAACTCTGGCCACCAAGTCAGGGACGACTCCGGCGCGCATCAAGTCCTCTAGGATGGATTTATGACTTTGATCCATCGGCACATCTGCCAGAATGTGCTTCCCTTGATTATTAATTTCGTCCTAAAGCCTTTATTATTTGTCGTAGAACTTCACTATCAGGGACATCTGGCCGACCGTTTATTGATTCCTTGATTATCGCGTAGCCGACAGGCTCGCCTAAGACCTGCGGATCTCCATCTCGATAACAAGGAAACGGATTGTCAAATGCCCAAAATTCCGGCCGACCATCGACGAAATTCTTCCAAAGCCATAGTTTTTTCATTCTGTCGCCTCAACCCTTTCTTTCTAAGACCATGTCACTGAGTTCGAGGCCGGTTGCTCTTGGCATAGTGCGACGCCCTAGACGCTGTTGAAAGCGCCTTGCGTCGCAGCCATGTCACTTGAGACGAGGCTCGGAGACACTGGCAGCCGCCTCGTCCGCAACGACGGGCAACCTTTCCTGCTACTTCTCGACGGCAGTTGCGGCCGCCGGCTTGGCGTCCGCTTCAGGATTTCGCGCTGCGGTTCCGGTTCATCCAAACAGCCCCTAGCACCGGAGTGATACGCGCGCGGCTAGTGTCCTTTGTGCGTCCCGCGACGCGCCTCGTTAGGTCTACCTGGATTTCTGCTGGGGGCTTGGGTCCTAACGTCTTGCCTTTGTCACCCAAATTGGGTATCTAGGCTCAACGTTTGGACGCTATGCTCGGCAGCGTCGTCCAAATAGGCCGGGGGCTTCAAGAGAGCTGCCCGGCCCTTTCTTTTTAGGCCTCTTTTGAAGAGGCCGTCAAGCGCCTCTTCGCGATCCTCGCCTCGACCTCGTCATGATGGCGTTCGCGATCGATCTCGTTCAGCGCCTCGAGGTATGACCGCGCTGATTCGGCCGGCCTCCGAGGGCCTGAGGTAAGCTCGACGACTTCAGGTATCAGGTGTTGTTTCCGTAAGCGCTCGGTCACGAGGTACGCTATCGGATCGCGGATCATGGCTGGACTCCTCTACAACAATTACGCAACGCCGGGCCGGGACCGAGGGATCGCGCGTGGCGCGGCTCTCCACCGCCTTGCGATCATCCGGGGTGACGCCAAGCTCGACGAGCAGGTCCTGGGCGAGCTTGATGTAGCCGTCCGCATCGCCGCGGGCCTGTTCCGGGATCAGGATTTGGAACCTGTAACCGCCTGTAACTCTTGGCGGCTTAGCCAGCTTGATCCTCCATCCAGCGTGAGCTTTCCATTCCACAACTCGCGCCGTGAGGTAGCGGCGTCTCGTGCGCTTATTCGTCGAATAGGCGTTGTTGCTCGTCGGCGGCAACGCAAGCTCGATGCGGAACGAGGTCATGGGAGACGGCCGGCGCGCGCCCTACCGTCAGGCGGGGAGGAGATCGCTGGCAGGAACCGATGCTGCCGGCCGTCAGGGGGCGTGTCCATCTCGCCCCCCTTCCGGAACCGCCTCAACAGGAGGAACGGGCGGCCCGGAGTGGAAATCGTTAGGCGTGACTTTCCATTGCGTCACTGCGGCGATTCGCCGCATCATCTCGGGGCGCGGGATGCGCTCGCCGATGCGCCAGCGGCAGACAGTGGAACGCGAGCAGCCGATCATCGTCGCCATCTCGGCGTCAGTCATCGACCAGTCGGCCATGTACTCCCTGAGTTTCATCAAGCGACACGTTGACACACATGCAAAACGGCGTCAAGTGACATTTTGTCGTTGACAGGTTGCCGATCTTGTGCGACAGATTGTCAATCGATAGGAGGTCAATATGCAACTCACTCTCAGTCCTCGCGCTCTGGCCGCGTTCTCAACCCTCGCAGGCGCCATCCAGGAGCTGCGGGACAAGCCCCTCGCCTACAGCGCGTTCGACCCGACTGGCTTCAAAGAAGAGGCCGAAACGCTGCGCAAGATCGCTGGTCTCTTCGCCGAGGCGGTCAAGACCTACGTCAGCGTCGGCGGCAACTGCCTCGCCGACGACATCGAGCGCCTCGTCGAGCATACGGCGATCGACCTCGAAAGCGCGGCCGAGGACTTCGCCAACGATCCTTGGAAGGGGGATGACCTATGACCAATATGGCGAAAGCCCCTTACGCATGGACCGCCAGCAATGGGCGGACGGTTTGCACGGTCGTCCCCGATCTGACGAGGAAACGTCAATACTTATGGACGGTGCGACAAGTCATCGATCATCGCCTGCTCAAAGAGGGCGGCGAGGACGATTTCGAGGCGGCAAAAGCAGCAGCAAGACGGGAGGCAAGAATATGAGCGAGGAATTCTGGAACAACGATCGGATCGAGAAGCTGATCGCGCCTCTGGATCGCAAGCACGTCAAGGAACGGACCCAAGGCGGCCGCCCCCTCTCCTACATCGAGGGGTGGCACGTCATCAGGGAGGCCAATCGCATCTTCGGCTTCGGAGGATGGCATCGCGAAACAGAAGAGATGAGATGCGTCGTCGAGAAAGAGCGTGAGATTGGCCGTGACAAGAAGCCCGGATGGAGCGTCACCTACGTCGCTCGAGTTCGCATCGCCGTAGGCGGAACCTGTCGGGATGGAACGGGAACCGGAAGCGGCATCGATGTCGATCTCGGCCAGGCTCATGAGAGCGCCGCCAAGGAAGCGGAGACGGACGCCACCAAGCGCGCGCTTATGACCTTCGGCTATCCCTTCGGGCTCGCCCTCTACGACAAGTCTCAAGAGCATGTCGTCGATTCGCCGGAACCCGCTGTGGTCCTTCCTCCGCTCAACGAGGCGCAAGAAGCCTATGTTTCCGCCGCCACACAAATCATCAAAGATGCGACGGACGCCGAAAAATTAAAGAGTTGGTGGAACTCGGCGCCACAGAAAACGAACCGGGGTTTGTTGCCTCGCGACATGCAGGTCGTCCTTTTGGAAGCGTGCAAGGCGAAGCTGGTCGAGTTGGGAGGGAATAGTGCCTCTAATTGATGTCGTTCAAGGAACCCCAGAGTGGCGCGCGGCCCGCCTCGGCAAGGTCACGGGCTCGAGGATCGCCGATGTCATGGCGCGCACCAAGAGCGGATGGGCCGCCTCGCGCGCGAACTACATGACCGAACTCATTCTAGAGGAACTGACGGGCCAGCCGGCCGAGAGGTACCAGTCGCAGGCGATGCTCGACGGGATCGAGCGAGAGCCAGAGGCGCGCGCGGCTTACGAGCGCCATCAAGGCGTCCTCGTCCATACGACCGGCTTCTGGACGCATCCAAACATCGAGCGCGCCGGCGCCTCCCCGGATGGCCTAGTCGAGGAGCTTGGAGAGCCGCCCGGCGGCGTCGAGTTCAAGTGTCCCATTCCGGCGACGCATTTGGAAACTTTGCTCACGAAAAAGGTCCCCGGCGCTTACCTGAAGCAGGTCTATTGGAACATGGCGTGCACGGAGCGGTCATGGTGGGATTATGTCAGCTATCGTCCCGCGTTTCCGGAACATCTGCGCCTATTCGTCAAGCGCATCCATTTTGACGGATGCGAGGTTATGAATATCGAAATTTTGGTAGCGGATTTCATCACCGAGCTCGAAGGCAAGCTCGCTACGGTGCGAGGATTGATGTCATGATGTCCATCTGGAACGCCCCATCCGATCTCGATTGGCGTGACGCCGTCGATCCGGAAGAGCCAAAGGTCAAGTGCCCAATGACCGAGGACGAGATCGTTGATCTCGTTTGCGATCGTAAATTACGAGTCGATCGATGCCCGTGCGGGATACCATGGAATCAGTGCCCGTGGAGGCCAACATGACCGCCATCAAAGCCGCTTTCTCCGACTTTCGCATCGTCAAAGGGCGCAAGGTCGCGCAACTGATCTTCGAGGTTCCATTGGAGGCGGCGAACTCCGCGCTGGCGGCCCTGGGAGGCCTGCCCATGCCCGATGGGGAGATGTGGGCTGGGATAGCCCGCCTCGACGACAAGGTTGCCAGCAAGGCTCCCAAGTCTCTGGAAGAGGCAACGTACGAAATGCTCAAGGTAGGGCCGGGTCCGATGCTGCTCACTCCTTACGACGGCCTAATCAGCGATCCGCCCAACCAGTTCGATAAGCCGCATCGTCATTTCGACGAGCTGCCGCTGCCTCAGCAGGCCGGCATCCTCGCGAAGGAGCCATCGTTTTGGAAGTTCCTCGTCGAACAGAAACGATTGCCTCCGGACACTCAGGAATATCGGGCGGCCGATTATATACGAAACGTATGCGGTGTTCAGAGCCGCTCCGAGATCAAGCCGAATACGCTTCCAGAGAAGCGATGGCAGATGATTCGGAGCGCCTATGAGGCCTGGAAGATCGCGGAGTGACGCGACTGGCGCCTGCTGGACTGTCTGGGAAGTCATAATAAAGGAGCAAGAGCGAATGGATCTTACCGGAAGATATGTCATCGTACGATGCAGAGACGCTGGCGTTCATGCTGGTGTTTTGATAAGCCATTCTGGCAGAGAATGCCTTTTGCAAGACGCAAGACGGCTTTGGTATTGGAAGCCCGCTAGCAAAGGCGCATTCTTAAGCGGTGTAGCCTTATATGGCCTTGACACCGCAAGCAAGGTTGGCGAGCCGGTTACTATTCTCCTAACAGAGAATTGCGAAATTATTCTATGCACTCAAGACGCTGAATTCTCTATTAGGCAGGCAAAAGTCAATGTCAATGGAAAATAGCGATGGCTCCGGCTCCGGCTCCGGCTCCGGATACGGCTACGGCTATGGCGATGGCTCCGGCTCCGGCTATGGCTCCGGCTCCGGCTCCGGCTCCGGATACGGCTACGGCTATGGCGATGGCTCCGGCTCCGGCTATGGCGATGGCTCCGGCTCCGGCTCCGGATACGGCTCCGGCTATGGCGATGGCTCCGGCGATGGCGACGGCTCTGGCTCCGGCTCCGGCTCCGGCTACGGCTCCGGCTCCGGCTACGGCTCCGGCTATGGCGATGGCTCCGGCTCCGGCTACGGCTCCGGCTACGGCTCCGGCTACGGCTCCGGCTCCGTCTACGGCGACGGCGACGGCTAGAGAAAGCGGACCGTTTGGGAACCGTTTCAGCGGAACAAAACGAGGCAAAGGCCGATGAGTGAACCAAACCTCAAGCCATGTCCGTTCTGCGGAGCCAATGTTAA